GACCCAACTATGCAACCTGATCCAAATTCAGAATGCATAGCTAAACTACCTCGCAGCAGTTCAAACAATCATTACTACTCAAACTTGTGACGCCCTTGAAAGACATGTGCATTGCTACACATAAAATTCCACTATTTACCGAATCCAGCAAATAGCTTGTAAACTTTAAGGGTCATCAAAAAGTTTGATTCGGCAAATGATCATGCGCCTCTAACGACGCCAGCTACGGCCACAGTAGCTAATTTTATTTTGTTTCCTCTTAAGGAAGAGGTGGAGCTGTCTCAAAGTACATTGGAGGCAGCCCCGTAAAGAAGTATGTTTGAAAGTCTTCTCCAGTTGCGCAATGAGCATCAAAAGATGTGTCATCGCCCAACGCCCCAAAGACTCTATAATCAAAACCTTCATTATAATCCAAAGTGGTTGTTAAGTCCTCAGCTTTACCTGGGGAAAACCTGTATAGCGAATAATACGGTACTTCGAACTCTACATTTGGATTAATAAGGCCAGTTTGATACAAACTACCTTCTACACCAGATAATGGGCGATCTGATGCTGGGTAAGGACCAACACGTGTCATAACGTTAATAGCTGACAAAGCGTCACTCGTGAAAACGGCGCCTGGTGTTGCCAACTTTTGGTAACCGGAGCCACCAACTGGTGCACGTTGTACATACGTAACTGGTCCTCTATTTTCTTCTCTATATCCACGCAACAAAAGTTTCCATCTGATTGATCCTCTCCAACCAGAAAATGCATACGTTACCCAATGCAATAATAAAGTGTTACAATAATTATAAGGTGCAGCAGCTCCCGTTGTATTGACAGCTCCAGTCACATTTCCCCTTAAATAGGGATACATGTTTCTTCTGCCATAATGGACTGCATTACTAAAACCTCCAGAAAATATTAAATTCTGGTGTAAATTGTAACGTTTTAACAAGGCCCTAAAGCTTGAAATCGCTTCGCCTGTATAAACTTTATTAACTAAAGCATGGTTTGTATATCCTGGTCCAACTTCAGATGACTGGGACTGTTGTGGTGCAGATGGCTCCTGAGTGTTTTCGCAATCAGGAGTATGTTCTTCACCACTTTGTGGTTTAAATACGAAATTCTGGAATTTACTTTCAGGCACGAATACCTCAAAATCATCTCCCATACTAACATAAACATTAATGTCGATATTATTATTCACTGTTGAATTAGGTGTAGTCAACTCATTAACTACAAACACACCTATTATACCATTACCTGGTCCCTTGGACACAAATGGAGTAGATCCGTACATGGTGGTAACGGAACTAAGTCCAGGGTCGGAATGTGTTAGTAATGTGGTTGGCTGACCATTACCTATTTCAATAGTAAAATCCTTTTTGTCTGCAATATCAATAACTTCCAAATAATTGACATTGTATTCATTACCGGCAATTAAAAAGTTAGGATCGTATACTACCTTTATTCTCCCCTTGTGAAAAGCTGATGATACAATTTGAAACCTGAATTTCATTTTACCTGTCCAATACTTAAACGGCAGAGCCGCCATAGCACTAGCAGGAAAATGATACCCTGTAGGCGTCAATGAATCCTCAGCCCAAACACAAGGATCGATACGGCAATTCCACAACAAAGTCTCTGGGGTTGTGCCAATAGCCCATTCAAATGAGGTCAAATAAGACTCTCTTTTAGCTATTTCACCAATATTTAAAGGGTCAGCACCACCCAATCCTGCAATTCTTGGATC